GCTATTACGGCAGCAAGTTCCCTTGCTGGATGGGCAGGCGATACAACCACCAATGTGCTTTCAGCCAGTGCGGCGTCTAACACGTATCGATACGAGAGCCCTCCACAGGTTGTACAGGTGCGTCCTGGTATAAGCACTGTTACAGTGAATCTGATTGGTGTCCTCTGATGTCGAAGGTCTATAGCGGCAGAGACGGCGTATTGCAGCTGTCTGAGACGACTCTCGCAAAGGTCGTCAGCTTTTCAGTGCAGTCAAATTTAGAGACACTGGAAACCACAACATTGAATGAAAATCTTAGAACTTATATTCCAGGCGTTACAGGGTACAGCGGCAGCGCAACTTTGCTGTACTACAAAGATGCGGACGGCAAAGTTAATACGACTGATCTGCTGAACAAGCTTTACAAGACTGGTGCGGATGGCGTTAGCAGCGACAACACTGTTGATTTAACTTTTCGGTGGATTGACGGCACAGACAACAATGATATTCGTTTGAATGCGTATATCACCAACGCTAGCATTGGTGCAGCAACTGGTGACATTGTTCGCGCTGAAATCAGCTTCCAAGGCACTGGTGAATTAAGCGCCGTATCAGTTGGAACATGAGCATTTACCTTGGAACGCATGGCAAGGTTGAGCTACGTCGAGAGTTTGACGGGACAAGCCTTACGTCGCTTGTAAATCCAAGCGATGTAAATGTTTCACGTAAACGCCTAAGTTTTGACTTCAAACGTGGTCAGCTGATTACAGGCGATCAAGTTGAAATCACTAGCACCAACGGTGCTGCGCTTTCTTTTTTTAACAGCTATAGCAAGACAAGTATCAAGCGGTTTATCAACGTTGACGCGCTTGGCGGGATCAGATTTTATACAACTTTTGCTAATGCCATTAATGGTGGAAAAACAAACGCTGAAGCGTTAGCAGAGCTAAGCACTCTTGCTGCCACGGCACTTGTCGCTGGAACTGTTTACCAGATTGTCACTGTAGGCAATTCCAACTTTACGTCAGTTGGAGCGGCAACTAACACAGTAGGAACTGTTTTTACCGCTACAGGGGCTACTACAGGTACCGGAACGGTAGTAGCAGCGATTCCAATCAGAGTTGTGGTGCAAAACGCTGACTATCGCGTAGTTGCACAGGTTAATGGCTTTGAACTTAATACACAAAAAGAAGTTATTGATACGACTGTTTTGTCTGACGAATTCCGCAGTCAAATTAGCTCAATCATGTCTGGCTCGGGCAACATGAGTTGCTTCTGGGAATATACCGGTGAAACAATCAAGGATGTTCCTCAGTATTTACTGCAGTTAATTCTTCGGACTAAAGTTGGCAGTCAATTTAGTGCAAGATTTTATCTAAAATCAAATAACCACAATCCAAGCGGCATTGCGGCAAACGCTAACGATGAGATCTGGTACGAGTTTGAAGGAGTGCTCACTTCGTGCGCCTTGCAGTTCAACCCGTCGTCGGCAGTGCAATTCACTGCTGATTTTGTGACGACTGGTGAAATCAGGCTGAACGTACAGCTTGAGGGGACTGAAGACCTGTTGCAGGAGAACAGCAGTACCTTACGCTTGGATCAAGACAGCACAGCTAAGCTGTTGCTTGAAAGTTCCGACGTTTAAGCCCTGGAGGCTAGTCACCAATGGCCGACCTAAAAATCAGCGAACTTGGCGCTTTGGCTGGTGGCGACTTGGTCGCTGCTGATGAGCTGGCCATTGTTGATGACTCCGCCAGTGAAACTAAAAAGATCACGGTTTCGAACCTGATTGCAAACGGTGTCACGTTAATCAGTGACGACGCAATTCCTGGAGCCAAGATTTTATTTGGTGCGGGTGACATCGCCACAGCAGCCTTAGCTGACTCAGCTGTAACAGCAGCAAAAATTGGATTAGATGCCGTAACGGGTCCAAAAATTGCTGACAACGTTATTGTCAACCTTGTATCAACGTTGCCTGCTTCTGGCGCGTATACAGGCCAGCTGGCTTTAGATACTGATGACAATAATGTGTATGTATGGAACGGAAGCGCATGGCTAAGCATTAAAGCGCCTGGTTCTGTTAATGCTTTTACCAATACAACGGCTGGTATCATCAACATTTCCACAGCTGTTAGCGGTGGAACGGCAACGATTACAGCGTCAATTGATGATACAACTTCTGCTGGGCAATTTCTTGCAGGCCCTGTAGGTTCTGCCGGAACTGTTAGTTATCGCACGATTAATGGCGGTGATTTGCCTACAGCCACGACTACCTCAAAAGGTGGTGTGATTGTTAATGGCGGTGGACTAACTTTAAGCGGAAGCACGGTTCAAATTTCTAACAGTGTCAGCGCAAGTAGTGTTAATCATCTTGTCCAGTACGATGCAAATGGCTTAATCACGGCAGGAAGCACAATCGGATCTTCTGATCTTCCGGCTGCGACAAGTTCTGCTAAAGGCGCTGTATTTATTGGTTCGGGAGGAGGATTAACTGTCAACGCGAGTGGCAATTTATCTGTAGACAACACTGTTACCAGCGGAACATATACCAAAGTTACAGTTACTGCAAAAGGCTTGGTTTCCGCAGGCGCTACTTTAACTGATGCAGACATTCCTAATCACTCAGCAGCAAAGCTAACATCTGGAACGATTGGCACTAGCCGTATTGCATCTGATGCAATTACTGCCGCAAAGTTGGCTGACCAATCAACGACAAAGTTTGGCGGCGCAGCAAGTAGCGATAACGTCACAATTTTCCCTGACGGTGATTTTCAGGGCCAGTTTTTTTACGACGAGACAACTCAAGATCTGTATATATACACCGGGTCTGCATTCGTACCAATCACGGTGCTGTCTGGCAACTTAGTAAACGCTGGCGCGTATAACGCTAATACCAATCAGATGAGCAGCGTCACGTCTGCTGGTTCATCTGCTGGTTTTACTACTGGTAATGCACTGCCAGCTCCAGCAGTGACTAATTTGAACCACTACGTAGTTGTGGACACAAGCGGTACAGGATCTGGAGCGGCTCCTGCTGTTGCGCTAGCGCCACCTGACATGCTGCTATCACAGGGCGTTGGTACTGAATACTCCCTGATTGATGTTTCGAATGCTATCGCAGGCCAGACAGCTAGCAACATCTCACTGATTGCAACGGGAGACATTGTCGCCACTAATGTTCAAGCTGGCATCACAGAGCTAGACCAAGAAAAGCTGCCAAAAGCTGGCGGCACAATGACTGGTGACCTGAACCTTGGCACTAGCCGCAATCTTGTTTTTGAAGGTTCAACGGCTAACGACTTTGAAACAACTTTAACGGTTACTGACCCAACGGCTGATCGTACAATCACACTGCCAAATGTTACTGGAACGGTCGTAACGACTGGCGACACTGGCAGTGTCACTAGCACGATGATTACTGACGGCACGATCATCAATGCCGACATCAGCGCTAGTGCAGAAATTGCAGTCAGCAAACTTGCAAACGGTACTGCGCGTCAATTGCTGCAGACTGATTCTGGCGGATCAGGCGTTGAATTCACGAGCAATGTCGATGTACCTGGAACGCTAGACGTAACGAATGCAGCAACGTTTGATTCAACAGTTGCTGTTACTGGCGTGTTGAGCGCAAACGGCAAGTTAGCGTATCCAGCAGGCTCTGCTGCTGCAGTAGGTTTATATGCAGGATCTGATACTGACACTGGTATTTATTCGCCAGGGTCAAATCAGTTTGGGATTGCAACTGCTGGAACGTCAAGAGTTGTTATTGACGCAAGCGGAAATGTTGGGATTGGTACAGCGTCAGCCGGCTCACGTTTTAACGTTACTGACACAGATAGCTCGTCTACTTATACAACAGGTGCAAGTCTTGCTGGTCAAACAAGTATTTACAAACAAATAATTCACACGAATCAATCTTCCGGAACCAATGAGGCTGGCATTCTTTTGCGTGCTGGCGTAGACGCAAGTGCTACGGAGTGGGGTATTTCTGCAGTAAGGACAGGAACAACTGTTGGTGATTTAGTTCTTAGAACAAGAACAGCAGCGAGTACAAGTTCCGAGCAGATACGCGTCGATAGTAATGGGAAATTAATTATTGGAGCCAGTTCATTTATTAGCGGAGCAAATAGCTTTACGCAAGCAATGGTAAGTGGCGGCGATGGCGGTTTAATTATTAATAGTACAAACACCTCTGCGAACTCTTATTCTCGCTTAATGTTCACGCCAAATGGACACATAACTGGCAATGAAGGGATGATTAGATATAACACAAACGATTACCACATGGCGTTTTGGACGAAGGGTAATGAGCGGATGTCCATCGACAGCTCAGGTAAGGTGTTCTGCAAAGGAAATTACATATATGTTCAAGACAGCAATACAGGCTTCGGTGTGTCTGACGGTTTGGCTCTGATAACTGATGGAAATTCAGATAAATATATATGGAACCATGAAAACACAAGCCTGCGCTTTGGTAATAACAACACCGAAAAAATGCGTATCGATAACAATGGGAATGTCGGGATTGGATTGTCAGCTAGTCTTTCTGGCTTGTGCGTAAATAATACTATTCGCTCTCAAAATAGTTCTAGCAACATAAGTTATATAGGTTTTACTACTTATCAATCAAGCGCCACTGTTGGCACTATGTTTTCTTATATAGGCGGTGACGCAAGAAGCACTGGTTTTTTAAATTTTAATACTAATGATACCGAGCGGATGCGAATACAGTCAGACGGAAATATTCTTATGGGTCGAACAAATAGTCTTTCCATAACTCACACATTGAGCTTGAATAAAGATGATTCTGTTCTGGGAATTAATACTAATAACGCCACCGCTACATCTGTAACGTTATACAGTCAAGGAACTCCAGTAGGCTCAATCTCAGTAACTGCTTCAGCAACTTCTTATAACACAAGTTCTGACTATCGCTTAAAACAAAACGTTGTTGACATTGCTGACGGTATTACTCGCGTTAAGCAGCTTCAACCAAAGCGTTTTAATTTTATTGCTGATGCTGGCACGACAGTTGATGGTTTTGTTGCACACGAAGCACAAACAATAGTTCCTGAAGCTGTAACAGGTGAAAAAGATGGAGAAGAGATGCAAGGCATTGACCAATCAAAACTGGTGCCCTTGCTGACCGCTGCTTTGAAAGAAGCAATTGCAAAGATCGAAACCCTAGAAGCGAAAGTCGCAGCTCTTGAGGCTGGTTGACAGTAATCCGCCCCGTGGCAACGCGGGGCTTTCCATTTACACTAATCCTGCATTCG